TGACTCTGAAGAAAAGAGTTTAACAATACATGAGGAATAAAACTTAGTAGCCTGACCACCAGAAGGCTGCTGGCTAGTATACATAGCATTGATATTGTTGCGAGACTGAGAAATAAGAACAAGCAGAGTTGGCTTAACTTTATTGTTTGCATAGTTAAGCATTTTCCATGCGTTACTAAAGTCACGGGATTCTGCTCCAATCTGTTTAGTGTTTTCTAATGCTTTCATTTCATCTGTATCTTTTTCAAAATAGATTGCTGGAAGCATTGATGTAATAGAGTCTACCACAATTAGATCAACGCCAGCGTTCATTAATCCAACACCTACATCTACCATGTCGCTAATAGTTCTTGCTTGTGAGTAGATTAGTTTCTCTGGATCTACCCCCAAAGTTCTGGCCCAGTCTTCAGAGTATGACATCTCAGAGTCAATCCATGCACATAACTTACCCTCTGCCTGTGCTAGAGCAATCATCTGAAGGCACATAGAAGACTTTGCAGACGACTTTGATCCCCAGATAAGCACCTGTCTACCGTAAGGAAGCCCACCTCCTAGTGCACGGTTCAAGCCAAAACTTGGTGTTGGTTGATACTCATAGTTAACACCAACCCCAGTTCCTAATCTTTTCCTCAACTTAGGATCAAGTTGTGCTAATGCTTCTTCTACGCTAACTGACATGTACATCCTCCAATGTTACTGTTCCGTCTTTAGTTTTTCCAAAATCAAACTTATAAGATTTTCCTTCTTCAATATGCATATATGCTTTTGCAAACGATGTAGGGAAAACTGTTATAGAGTGCAGGTCTCTACTTGTATCTGCAAGTGTAAGAGATGCCATCTTCTTTCCAGCCTTTGTTATTCTTGGCTTAAATGATACGACAAACATTTCATCATCCTTGTATGGTAACTGTTTGTAACTCAGGAACTTTACAAGAGCATGTGATGATTCTTTTATCTCATCTGAAGGTATGAAAGAAACAATCCTGTTATCATTACACAAGACCAGATAAGAGCGACCCGTCTCAATAGTTGTATTTTCATCGTCAAATATGCCGACACTACCAGTTTTGTCCAAAATTTCAACTCGTGACCATCCTGTTCCTCGCTTAATTGATTTTACCATACCCATAAAAATGTATGATCCTTTTTCTTCAAAGTCAACAATGTCCTGAATAAATGCGTAGTAATGAGAAGGAATAGTAATATTGAACTCTGGAAGATTTAGATACTCATACAGATTCTCTTTGATCTCCTGATCATTTCTAGGATTATCGTTGAAGGTTGCTGCACCAATAGCCCTTAGTGCTTGCAGTGCACGACTGTTTACTCCATTACCCTTGGTGAATGTAAATTCTTCAAGTTCTTTGTACGAACTAAATGGTCGTGCTGCAATATATCTCTCTGCAATTTTATCAGATATGAATTTGATAGCAGTGAGCCCAAACCTAATACCCTTACCCTCAATCTTAAAATCGATATCCGAATCGTTAATGTGAGGTAACTTAACGCTAATACCCATTCTCTTTGCTTCAATAAGATATTCAGTTCTTGCATCCTTGTCCTTTTCATTCTTTAGCACTGAGTACATAAACTCAAGTGGGTAATAATACTTTAACCATGCTGTCCAATAGGATAGCGTTGAGTATGCTACTGCGTGTGACTTGTTAAATGAGTACCCTGCGTGAGCCTCAAAGTCATGCCACAGATCACGAGCAGCGTTAGGAGCAATAAACTTAGATGCACCCTCTACGAATTTTTCTTTAAACTGATCAAATTCTTTAGCATCCTTTTTCTTTCCAATGATCTTTCTAACTTTATCTGCTTCCGACATGGACATACCGCCAAGGTGTACGCATGCTTGCATAACTTGCTCCTGGTAAAGAATACAGCCATAAGTGTCCTCCGTAAATTGTTTTAGTACTTGGTGAGTATAGGAAATGTTTTGACGACCATGCTTGCGATCAACATAGTCCTTACCAATAGTATTCATTGCACCTGGTCGAACTAGAGCATTTGATGCAGCAAGTTCATTGAGGTTCTTAACGCCCATCTTGACAAGAAGGTTTGTATATGGTGCTGCTTCACACTGAAACACGCCCTTTGTATATCCATCAGATAACATCTGATAAACATTTGCATCGTCCATCTTGATTTTAAGAAGGTCGATCTTCTTTCCATCTCGCTCTTTAATAATATCAATTGTGTTCTTAAGAACAGACAATGTCTTAAGGCCCAGCGCATCAATCTTAATTAAACCAATTCTTTCAGCCTCTTCCATGTCAACGCCTACAACAGGAATTCTTTCATCAGAACCAGTTGATGATCTTGTTTCAAGTGGTGCGTATCTAAAGATTGGTTCTTTTGCAGTCACAACACCAGCAGCATGAATTCCTGTACCACGAATACGCCCACGAAGTTGCTCTCCATAGATCTCTACCTCTGGATATTTTTCACGGAACTCGTATGTTGATTTTGCTGTACAGAAGTCATCCCATGTGTCTACAGTCTTCAAAACCTTGTTCACATCTGATAGAGGAATATTTAATACTCTTGCGACATCTCTGACAATTCCCTTACCAGTAAACTGAAGGAAGGTAGCAATGGATGCAACGTGTCGATATTGTCTAACAAGATAGTCTTTAACTTCTTCACGACGAGTATCTTGAATATCTGTATCAATATCTGGGAAGTCGTTACGCTCTGGATTAATAAAGCGGAAGAACAAAAGGTTGTGCTCAATAGGGTCAATGTCTGTAATCTTTAGTGCATAACAAACAAGAGAGCCAGCAGAAGAACCACGGCCTGGTCCCACCATAATCTCTTCCTTCTTAGCCCAGTTGATCATGTTACTCACAACAAGGAAGTACGGAGCAAACTTCTTGTCCTTAATAATCTGTAACTCTTCTTCAAGTCTGTCAAGGTATTCCTGGTTTTCTGACAAACCTCTCTCCGCTAAACCTTCTAACGCAACCTTTGCAAGTTCTTTGTCTGGACTCTTGTATTGAACTGGTAGTAGGTTTAAGCCTTCTTGAATACCATAGTCTCCTACTGTCTCTGCTAATAGGAGTGTGTTTGAGTAGATGTCAGGTCTATCAATACCCTGCGCTTCCATGGCTGCTTTGATCTCTTCATAAGATAGAAGATGGATATCAAACTTATTAAATGACATTTGACGATCTGCGCCATAAAGATAATCAAGGCGCTCCATCATGTTGCCCTTTTTCTTTGACTTCTCATATGTTGCATCTTTTACAAACTTACCATGTGTGTTCATAAGCAACTTAAACTCTTGAACTTCTTTTTGTGATGGATCAACATGGTGGCAGTCTGGTGTAACAATAACTTTGATATCAAACTCATCCGCAAGTTCTATTAAATACTTATTTATGTGTGCTTCATTGTGAGGCATAACCTCAATGTAGTAGTCATCAGCAAAGCGCTCTTTGAACCAAGAGATATATTTCTTTGCGAGAGCAAACTCTTCTTCCTCAAGTGCTTTAACTAAAACGCTACTTGGGCAAGCAGAAGAAACAATAATTCCTTCTTTATATTTTTCTAATATACTAAAATCAAATCTTGGCTTCTTAAAGAAGCCATCTGTCCAAGATAGTTCACTAATCTTGTTAAGGTTTTCCAAACCAATTTGATTCTTGGCTAGAAGGATAATGTGATTGTAGACAAGATCTTGTTGACCTTCTCTTTCAGACTTATCTCGTGTATCAGATATGTCTGCACACATGTATCCTTCTAGACCTAGAATTGGCTTAATGCCCTTTGCTTTTGCAATACGGTGCAGTTCCCTATGCCCAGATAAAGTACCGTGGTCAGTGATGGCTATTGCAGGCATCCCTAACTCAACTGCACGGTTCACGTATTCTTCTGGAGTAGCAATCCCATCAAACAAACTAAAATGGGTGTGGACATGTAAGCCTACGTAGTTCATATTACCAATCTGCGTTGGTAGATGAAGTTACAGATGGGCCATCAAAGCCCAAATAATATGCTTCTTGCTCGGCATAAGGAATCTTCTTAAGTGCTGACTCAAGAGGATAAGGCTCAATGTCCTTCCAATCAAATGGTTCCTTGTCTGGTGCTGATGGAATAAGAGTGTAATTGGTTTCAGTTCCCTGGCCATTACGCTTTAACTTCCATAGCACGTTTGAGATGCTACCTGTTTCTAGGGCATACTCACGAATTGTGTTGAATGATGACTGCTTGCTGATACCCATTGACCAGATTGCAACATACGGTGCTTCAATTCCATCGTCAACTAGTACGTTGCAATAGAAACGAAGACGACCACGCCAGCCAGCCTTTGGATCCTTACGGTGCATTTCTTCTGCCCAGTCACGGCCTTCTGATTCCATTGTGTCTACAGCCTTACGCTTATAGTCCTTTGGATTTACGTGCTCCTTAACAACAAGTGCTAGTCCACGCTTTTCATTATAGTTTGCAGAATCTTCATCGAGTTCTTCAATGAATCGAATCTTTACAGACTGACCATCTGCAAGTTTTAGCCACTTTACTTTTGGCCCGTCGTTTTCATACTTTGGCTTGTCGAGCAGGGCATTAATGTTCTTGAGTCCCTTTACTACGCTCATATTATTCTCCTTTAGTTGTTATATTAGTTTAGCATAAGTGATATAGATTTGTCAAACTGGAACTCCAAACCTGCAAGTTCTTCATCTGGCATATCACCAATATCTTTATACTGAGTGTTTAGTTTAATAACGGAAACACGACTAGAAAGTTTTTCAACTATTCTATCTTTCATGTTTCCTCCCGCCTCATCATTATCTGCAATAACAATTATGTTATTGAAATACTTCTGAAGCAATTCTATTTGTGTGCTTGACACATTTGCGCCAAGGGTTGCTACTGCTGGAAGCCCAACCTGATCTAGCCTAATGGCATCAAAGGAAGACTCTACTACATATACTCTATCAGATTTCTTCACACGATGCAAGTTAAAAAGTGTTTTGCTTTTTGGGAGCCCTGGAGTATTCTTAAAATCTTTACCTTCAATAGATCTTCCAACAAAGCCGAGTGGTATACCATCTGGGCTGTGGACTGGAACTGTTACCATATCTTGTTTCTCTGAGTATCCCAATACAAACTTTATACAGGAAGACTTTTCAATTTTCCTATATGTAAAATAATTTTTTGCTCTTTCTGATGCAACAAGATTGTTGTGTAACCTTTTAATAATAAGTTCATCAAATGTTTTGTACTGCTCTTCTTTTACAAGAACCTTATCAATTTCTGTAGTAAGATTAGTTAACTTTTCTTTGCTCTTAATAAATCTAGCAGACTCAAAATAAGTTCTTCCAGATGTATGCATAACTAGTTCTATAAGGTCTGCAGATTTTTGACAAGAGAAACAGAAAAACATGCCACTATCTTTTTGTACTTCGCCTGCTGGGGTTCTGTGGTTATTGTGAAATGGACAAAAGATCATGAAGTCTGCATCAAGTTCAGACTCTACGGTAATACCCGATCCTGTAAGGACTCGCTTGACTTGTTCTGCGGAATAAAGATTGGATTGGTTCCGTCTATTCCTGCTATCCATTCGCTTTTCCTCTTCCCTGCGTAGACTGCCTGTATCGATAATTCAAATTCAAAAAAGTTCTTAATCTCATTATACCTTATAGTGAAGTCTGGGTCAAGATCAATTCTTGGCACATACCCACTTAGTTTCATTTCTGACACCAATAATCTTATGTACTCATCCTTGAGTCTTCCGATCATTGAGTCGTCGTAAATTATTCCATCAAGATAAAACCTTTTAATAGGCTTATGATGGTAGAAGGTTGGTGGCAAGTGCTCCCTAGTTTTTGACATACCATATTATAACTACTTATCTTCAAAGTCTTTATATCTGTAGTATCCCTTGTCAAAGTCGCACTGTACTAAAAAGTCTCCCATAAATCCATTACGGTTCTTTCTAAAGGCACATTCAATAATATCGCTATTGGTTCCACGGCCTAGAGCAAGGACCCAGTCAGCATCGTAGGCAATCTGTCTAGACCAGGCTGTTTGACCCAGCGTAGGCACCGTAGAGAGGTCATTAACATCATCTGGTGTGGCAGAAGAGATAGCAATAATAGGAACTTCTTCACCAATAGCCATAAGTTTAAGTTCTCTTGAAAGGTTCTTCATTCGTACCGTTTCATTATCTGACTTCTGATTAGGTGCCATCAACTGTAAATAGTCAACAATAACAAAGTCTGGCTTGTACTGATCAATCTTTCCACGAAGGACTGAAGGATTGATTTCTCCACCGCTATCATTTGAGATGATGTGAAACTCTGGCTTTCCTGCAAGATTATTTGCATGCCATTCTTTTAGCATATCAATCTCAATCTCACCATTGCTAATCTTTCTATGTGACCAACGACCCTCGCCCATTATAGTGAAGACACGATTACGGACCTCTGTTTCAGACATTTCAAGAGAAATTACCATTGGAGACTTTCCTTGCTTCCATGCTTGAACAGCAAAGTAAAGTGCAAGCCATGACTTTCCAATACCTGGGTAAGCAAGGAACACTCCTAGTTGTCCTGGCATAATTCCAGATGGCAGATAGTTATCAAACCCTGGCAAACCTGTTTTAATTCCAGACATTCCTAGTGCTTGCTGCTTCTTTACATTTTCAAAGTATGCAATTGCAGACTCAAGATCTGTAACATCGATGTCACGAATTGCAGCAGTATTCTTTTTTAGTTCTGAGGTCTTTGTGATTAGTTCATTAAGGGCACCAGTTCCATTATTGTTTTGAATCTCAGATGCTGCTGACCTAATAATATCTTTGAGACTATCTGTTAGGTACTCTCCTTGAAGTTCTTCAAGGTGATGTTTTGTTGCACCAACACCTGCTACTGGCTCAAAGTCTCTAAACTTTTCAGTAACTAATTCTGCTGGTGGAAGGACTGAGTTGTTCTCAAAATATAGTCTAACAAAGTTCCAGATATCTCCATGAGTTCTTAAAAGGTTGTCAACATTGGCCTGAAGAAGAACATGGATTTGCTTATCCTTTAAAACAGCCGTAAGTAGTTTTGCCTCTGTATTATTCACTTAGCCACTCCTTTGCCATTCTTCTACGCTCTGCTCTCTCTTCGCTATCTCTGAATTTGTCCTTTTGTGCCTGCAATATTTTTTCTGCGTTGTATGCAAAGTAGTTCCATGAAGGGTTCTCTGCAACTGAAAAGTAATACTCAAGTATATCGTAGCATACTGGCAGAGTGTATGATTCTACAAGAGCGTCAGATGCCCACTGCTCTACATTAAGGTTTAGGGATGGCTTTGATTCGTACCTTGCGGTATGATACTTGCTGTATCTTGAAAGCAAAGCCATGCGGTCTTTGCGTTCTGCCATTATCCTTCAGCAGCCTCCGATTGGGCTTCTAAAATCTTTGCCGTTAGTTTATCTTCAACAAACTTGTAGACTCGCTCAAAGGCTTGGTCAGTATTTTCTCCATCACGCTTTGAATCTGTAACACCAAGGTCTAGCCTTAATGATTGAAAATTTCCTAGATTTAATGTGTATCCCAATGTTACAGATACCTTTGTTGGTTCATTTGTTACTACATAATTGCTGTCTGACATTCTATACCCTTCGCTAAATAGATTCATTCCAAATTGGAACAAATCGCCCATCTTCAGTTCTTCTATAAGTAAGTATACCATCGCCCATTCTTCGTGTCAACTCTTGCTTACTAGGCGTAATATCGTTAGTTATTAACTTGTCTTTTCTTGGTCTTCCAATATGGTGTGTAGCAAGTATATCACGAATCTCTCTAACCTGAGATTCTGAGTAATATGATCTTACCTGAAATCCTCTTGCTCCACCTTTTTGAGATCCCGTTGGAAACGGAATGACTCCTCGTTTCATTAGTGATGGCATATATTTTTTATGACGATTAACTAATTCAGCAGTCTGACCCACTGTGTATGCTCTTTCTCTTTTATTTTTAAACTCACTAATTAAACAACTTTCAATCTGATCCTTATTGATATTATAAATAGACATTATTCCATTAGAGTGGTTGTAGTGATGTATTCTAACTAAGTCTCCGTTAAGAAACCAAACCTTTTTATTACCTGGAATTACAGGTGACTCATTGTATTTTTCGCTCTCAATTGTTCCTTTTTTAGTAGCCATAGGCCCTCCTGAGAATTACTTGGTGGATGAAAAAATTTTCTTGATCCGCAAAGAATGCAGTATAGTTCTAGATTATTTATCTCTGTATACTGCCTGTCTATAAACATTCTTCCATTACATTTTGTACATTTAATCATTAATTTGGTATTCCAATGATTATCAGGTTAATACCAATGCTTGTGTCTCCTCCAGCATTAAACTTAACCGTGCCCTCAACCTTTGAGGTTGAAATGCTTTTCAACGTAACCGTGACATCTTTACCAGCATCTGTGTTTCCAACGTTTACTGGTGATGCTGTTACTACTGGAGCAAACTTAAATTCGCTTGGAAAGTCATAAGAAAATGTCAAAGAAGATCCAGCGGTTTGTGTTGTGCTTGTCGTAACCTGAACATATCCACCAATGAATCTTGTCTCAGATGCCTTTGCGCTTTGTTTTGCAGCATTTGGTGTGTCTACAGTAACGTACTTATATGTTGATGGAGATACCTGAGTAGAAAGATCATTAATAGCCTTAACAATCTGATATATATATGTTACATCTAGCGGTTGACCTCGCTCTGGTACTGGTAATATTGCCATACTACAATTATACCAGAAGCCCAGTTGTGACAGACCTAGTTTCAGAATCATAAATCTCTAGATCATCTGTAAGAACTGGATTTATCGATGATATTTGGACTATTGCCCTTACTGTTTCTGTTCCTGTTTTTAAAAATGAATAATTTTTTGATCCAGTGGTTCCTATGTAAGAAGGAGTTGCCCCATCAAAACCGACGAATATGTCGTAGGCAATTTGTATTGAAACCTCTCCCACCTCCCAGTTTAAAAATATTGTATTTCCAATAGGATTTAGGTCTCCTATTCCAACAGCAACAGCCTCAGTTGGACCAAGAATAAATATTTTTGAGTAGGCAGATTTTCTATTTCTATCTTCTGAAATCACCCTAAATCTTACAACTCTTGCATTAGAAGAAGTTACTTTTCCAAGTGATTCCTTTTTAATAATAACATTTCTTATTCCTTTGTCTGCCATTGCTAAACACCCAAGGCAAATCTAAATTCAATATAGTTTGTTGTATTTGCTGACTTGATAATTGGTTTTGCTCCCACACTCTTAATTACAGAGTACCCAGTCAATCCATACAAAGAGTTTGTTGATGTAATATTTTCTAATCTTAGCCCATCCAAACAAACATAAAATTGATCCGATGGCAAGTCATTCTCAGTAACACAAGCATAAATCTTTGCTACCGAAACCTCACGCCAGTCAAAGTTGTCTGTTTTGTTTAAATCTTTAAGTGCTTTTTTAGCAACGACATATCTGTTTAAAGCAAAATTTATTGTCTCTAGTGCTGTTCCTTCTGTATAGCCCACATGGTCAATATCTACCTCAAACCTTGCAGACTCTTGCACAGAGTTTGGCCCTGTATGAGAAAACTCTAATAATATTTTAACATTATCTGGAACGGTATTATTAGCATTTCCAACCTTATTTACAACAGAAAATGCAAGCCTTAGTTCGTCTAGTGGATTATTCTTTGTAAGATCTACAGTGGTCTCATTAAGCCTAATATATTTTGATCCAGTTCCGACCTCAATATTTCCAAAATTATCAAGTGTAAGGGTAGAACTATTTCCAACCATAGCAATAATATTATTTAAAAATCTGCATCTTTCGTTTCTTGCCACCCTGTTTGAATTTGTAAAAATTTTATTGTCTGCGTTTGTTTGAAATACTGGATAAACCTGATTAATAATATTTGTTTCTACATCGTTAATTAAATATCCTGATGAGACAAATGTTGATGTAATTGCACTTGGTGCAGTTATTGTAAATGTATTTGATGTTGGAACCGTTTGAATATTTTTATCTAATAAATTAAAAACAACTGGAGAAACACCAATTATAGATATTTTATTTCCAACTGCAAGTCCGTGGTTTGCATCTGTTGTGTAAGTTATAGTTGTTCCTGATGCAGTTGCATTGATTATATTAACTACACGATCATCTAGTGGACTATAGATAGTTTCAATATCGACAGCGGAAGAGCCAAAAGGCTGGTACAGCCAACTATCTGTATCAGCAAAAGAGTATATATTCCTACTATCAAATGCTCCAGCAACTGGGTTTGATGCAGCAGAAAACACTCCTACCTCTGTTATTTCATATCTCTCTTCTGTTGGCAGTTGTGCTGTTAAAACTACCTTATCTATACCGTCTTCATTTACAAAACCCCTAGAGATAATCGGAACACGAAACATTTCAAAATCTAAAGACTCCTTTAATGCGTAGTCTCCAAAATTACCCCCGTCAGAAGCCACTGGAGTGGGTCCACAGCCCACAGCAATATGAGAGGCATATGATTGTGTCTGCCCTACAAGATACTTGGCTAAAAGATTTTTACCTATATTAGTTATCATTAATTACTCCCATTATGTATTGTATCATCAAAAATTTCTCCACTAGTCAATATTTGTACTTCTGCTTGGTCACTTTCTTTAATGTTAATTAAATTAATAACCAAATCTCCTGTTAGGGGGTCTATGTAGACTGACCTGCAATTAGGAATTTTTATCCACTTAGTCTTGTCTGGATCCACAACTCCTTCTGAAATGTATACTGGCTCTAGGTCGTAACCAGTTCCACAAACTGGCAAATAGTCAAAAATTGACAGAGGCAAAGACCTAAGATATGCGTCAGATGATTGAAGCCTTAAAACATTGTTTGGGTTGTACTGTAAATACAGATCTGTTAGATTTTTAATTGGGGTGTAAATAACCTTTTGTCCATTTACCAAATCGTGTCTAGATATTGTGGCAAGTTCATATCCGCCTATGTCTTCGAATATAAGGTCTGTCATTATTTCAATAGAAACCAACTCATCACTTGCAATGATTAAGTCTGGTGTAGCAATTTTTACTGATTTATCATCTAGTATTTTTTTTGGATCTGGAAGATCTGCTGTTGCGCCAGTTGTCATTACACTACCTCACTTAAAAACAATGTCATATCTGGACCATCAGGTCCTCTAGAAAAATCAATGTTATAAACAACAAATCTACTAGATGGGTTTGATGCCATGTTTACACTGTTTTCCTGATAATCTAAACTAACTATGTCACCAAGTTGAATTGTTGGAATTGAAAATATTTTAACTCCAATAGACTTTCTTGGCTTTGTTGTTTTTTCAATCATCCACTTCATTAGGTTTGATGCTTCGTCTTGTGACTGTATGTATTTGGCATCTAAAGCAAAGTCTTTTTTGCCGTATGTCATTCTGCTTAACTTTATGTCTTGATAGTCTTGTTTAAACTTAAATGGATTTGAAATTAACTTATCTGCAATAAACTGAGGGTTTGACTCAAGACTATTCTTATTAAAGTATTCGTCAACTGTCAAGTTATTATCAGACTGCTGTGTAAAAGTAATTCCTTGAATCCTTAAATAGTTTCCACTTGTTTCGTCTAGGCTGATGGCTGTATCTGTTGCATTGAAAATAAGAAACTCTGCCCCATAAGAACCTGCTCTAAAACCAGAAACAACGTATCCCTTTATCTTATTAAATGTTGGAGAGATTTTTGCAGTTAATGCTGGGTAGGCTTTGTCATATTTAAAATTAAATGCTGCTGCCTCTCTCATAATGCTTCCAAACTCTTCAAAATATATATCATATTTTGGAGGCTCTGATGATCCGACTCCAGAAAGATATGTGTTTTGAATTAATCCACTAATAGCATATTTTCTAAAAGACTCATCTGCATCAATTTCATTATCTCCAAAAACAGAATTAACTGGAGCACCTAAACGAAATGAAGTATTTTGAGAATAATTATTGCATAGGGCATATACATTTTCAAACATTGCTCGTGATGAGCCTCTTGCAAACAAAGCAATATCAGAATAAATTGGAAGAGGATCGTTGTCATCTACTGTTTTTATTAGTGACCCATTCATATATAGATAGAATCGTCTTATACTTCCTATGTCTTCATATTCTACTGCCAAGTCATATACCGTTGGATTTTCCTCAGCAAACATTCTTGACTGCCCAGTAAACCTTCCATCATCAACAGTTATTTTTGCTAGACCATCCCAAAGACTTATAGGAATTGCTTTACCGTTATCAGATTTGACCTTATAGAAAAAGACATTGCTAACACTTTGTCTTTCTGTTTTTGATAAGTCTCCTAGCCCAAGTGCTGCTATTTCAAAGTAGTATCCAACATTTGTGGTTGGATTTAGCATTACTGCAATTCCTGCAGATCCGCCAGCAATGTTGATATTTTTATTTGGGGTAGAACCATTTACAACATAGTATGTTGATGACCCGTTTGATGTTTGTCCACGATCTTGGTTGCTTTCTATGTTTCCAATAATTCTTAACCTTGTTCCAAAATGTTTATATTTTTTACCCTGTAGAGACTTATGAACATATGAAATAAAATTTCTTGGCTTTTCTTTAGTGTTAAAGTTTGGACCAGTTAGTGAAAGTGCTGATGACTGAACTGATCCTGGAACCTGTTGAGTGTTTGTTGTTATTTCTCCAACGTTTACAGTTGACATAAAGTTTTTAATAATTCCACTTCTAGACGATGTTCTTGATAGTGCATCAGAAGATACTCCAGAGTCAGTCAACTTGCCAGAAGATCCTACTGTTGTTAGAGGAGGTAGTTGCTTTTTTTCAAAAAGATGTTCTGAAGACATGTAACAACCCTTTACATTGTCATCAGATTTCCAATAGTCAGATATTCCAGCGCTGTGTGCAACCACTGTTGTTCCAAATTGACCACGGCCATGCTTTTGAACTTCTCCATTTTGTAATTTAATAACACCTGATTGCTCAAAATATTTTGGCTCAGAATATATTCTTACAAGCCCAGTTGGATATATCTTTCCGTTAAATGGAAGTTTGGAGAAATAGTTTTGATAATCTTCTATGGAAGTTATCCAGACATTCCCAAAACCAGTAACGTTGTACTGGACCGCATCATATTTTATAATTTCTCCCTGTGAATAAAAATATCCGTTATATCTTGTAATCCAGTAGGCAGCCTCTCCAAGACTAAATGTGTTATTTATTACAATATTATTTTTCACGGTTGGAACATCTGCAGAAAGATTAGAATTAAGTGGTATTGCGCTAAGCACATATGCTGACTGCGTATTGACCTCATTGTTTATAGATTTTGTGTTTTCTGTTCCAGATACTTCCCACAACAGTACTGGTTTATATGTATATAGCCTTTCATCATCTAAAAGACTAGCCTGCCTTAAAGACCCAATTGATCTTTGTATGTGCCTTGTTGTATAGTTAATTACGCCATCATTGTAGACATTGTTTGGCTGAACAGACACAGAAATAACATTTGCAAGTTTTTTATTGTTAACCGTTTTGTTCTTTACTTCTCTATCTTGAACTAAATCATTTGTTCCTTTAAGTTCAAAGGTTGTTGGTCTTTGCTCTTTTGTTGGCATGATGTAGTCTTTGCTCATCATTACAAAATTATTGTACTCATCAAAAAACATTGCAGTTTGAGTTGATACTGCTAGATCTTGTAGTACTTCTGCAACGCTCTTATCTGGTCCAATAAAAAAGTATGGGATTATTGTTTCTTTTTCATTCGCAACTCTTTTAAATGTGTAATTAGAAAAACCAATGTGGTCAAGCAAAAGGGATACTGCAGAACTGACAGAAACCTCTGTCATCAATATTTGTGGAGCAGTCATTGATTCTAAATACCAATACATATCTCTCAAAGATAAAGAAACAGTTTTGCCCATAAGGTCTTGCTTTGGGAACGAGTCTGAATACAGTGTTTTAATTGGAACCCAATAGTCCCAACCTGCAACATCAACAATGACTTCATAGAATTTAAACTGAATGTGTCTGTTTATATATTTTGATATTATGCTTGATGAGTTGTTTTCATTAAACGCTTGATCATAATCAAAGATATTTATATTTCCATTAGACGCAATTAACTGTCCAACTGGTAAACCACTTAGTCCAAGATCTGACGCACTCTTGTTAATTGAGTAGTCTAATGTCTTGTCAGAAATATTCATAACAAGTCTTGGAGATATTTCTATAAGGTCAAATGTTGAGTCTTTTACATTCATTGACTCAACAACAATTCTAATTCCAGAGATATATTCAAACTCTCTATACTGTTCTTTTCCGTCTAAAGACTTAGTGAATACATTTGGAGATGTAGCGTCTACAACAAAGTTTGTAAGTCTATCTACTGTTTCGTCTTGAACATACCATCCATACTTTGGGGTTATGATTGTATAGTCGTTACCATTCCAAATATAAAACTTTCCGATATCATTTTCATTTTCTTTAATAAGATAGGCATATCCAACTACGGACTGTTCTGGAAGAAGAGACACGCTTGTATATACTTCTGCAAAAACAAAGTTTGGTCTCCATTCATCTGGAACAATTAGACCATATGCTATTTCAACGTATCCATCACTTTTAATAATTGGGGTTCCATCTACCCTTGTTATTGCTGGATTAAAAGAAATAACATTTTCCCAATTCCCATCTTTTAAAAATTGGATCTTCCATCGTGAAGGAGTTTTTTGATTTAGTTCTCCAAAGAATGGGTCTGCAAATGCTCCAGTTGGTGATGAGAATGGTCCTAGGTTTTCTGTTCCAGTATGGGTTTGCATTTTAACTACAACTCTATTTGTTGGAATCTTTTCTTTATAAACAACAAAAGGGCAAGCATCCTCTATAGAGTTCTGAGATCCTCTTACCTTTGATGCGATACCATATTCAGACCAAGTTTCAACAGTGCCTAGTTTTTGTTTTCCATCTTTATCTGTAAATATTTGAGATGGACCGTATGAGACTGTGTTGTCATTATAGGTATACTTATATGTTCCTTCACCTCTGTACGATGTCCAATATTTAAACTTATCGTTTTTATCTGGCATGTAGTATCTTGGTCTATCTGCCATAAAAAGATTTGGGTGATGAAGTTTTCCATTTTCAAAAAATACTGCTTTATTGATTCCAGATCTTGGTCTAAATTGATTAAAGCACTCCTCCAAAGAATAGAGAGTCTTTAGTTTTTCTTTCTTTGTTAAAAATGTTGTTGGGATATCGCCATTGTCGAATGTTCCATCTACAAGAGTGTCTGCATCGGTTGCTCCTGTATAAAAATTTCCATCATCATTAATATCAAAACTTGTTGGAAGCGAAGAATAAAGAGAAGAAGCATCTGTCGGTCTATACCTATAGTTTCCAATATGTTTTATATTGGTTGGTATATTCATATTCCATTCTGCTATTATTATTGACTTGTTTCGTACCGTGGACGAAGTCTCTAAAAAATTTTGCAGGTCTTTGTCTTCAAACATTATACTTCTTCCAGTGTTACTGAGACATTCCAGAAATCAAACTTGGTTCCTCGTTTTTCAACAGAGTATGAAAAATCACTAATAAACATCTCTATAAGTTGATTATACTGCTGAAGGTGTTCATATGGCTCAGGCGTTCCTTTAAAAATACCTTTTCTATCATATGCAAGAAACACCCAAAAAGATCCTTTGTGTGCGTCATACCATTCAAGCATGTCTGCTCCGCCTGCTCCTCCATCTGATGTATAAGACTTATGTGGAGATACTCCAGTTACTGCATCAAATGTTGGAATATTTGCATGAGACCTAGATGGAATCATATCCCAACTTGTGCTTAATGTTATCTTGTCTGCAATGTGATACGATCTCATACGACCATTAATCATTCTTTCACGCTTTTCAATTCTTTCTTCTGAGAACTCAAGAGGCTGTCTATTGTCATCAGTAATAAGTAGGAACTGGTCTAGCAATGTTTCGTCTTCAACACTTTCGGGGTCCACGCCAATTTCATAACCGTTAGGAACATACAAACCATTTTTAAGGGTTCCAGTGTTTTCAGACCAAAGCATACCACTTGGTCTGTGGTATTTTTTACGACCCTGGATATAGGTTACCCTAGGATCTATCTCTCCTTCATCGACCATTTAATGAAACCCCCCTAATTCTTCTATCGTCAACTCTCTTTATGGTTGACATTACTGCTTGTGCAATATCATTTGGATTTGCATCTGTCTTAGCATTAACAGTTAGTGTATATGTATTATTATACACTGTCCCGCCAGTTGTCTGACCATTATTGATTGCTCTCATTGTATCTACGCCGTGAGAATCAACTGCATACTTGCTCATTACAAATTCGCCTGGAGTTAACATTGCTGGAACTGTATCAGTACCTCGTGCAAACCCTCCCATTGAGAAGTGCTTTATTATCCCTCCCATTGATTTATATTGAGGTGGAATAAATGTGCTTCCGTTATAAACACCAGTTCCTGGCACAAGTGTTTTAGGAGTACCCATAACCTTTTTTGATGCATTAATAACTGCAGCATCTTTTGCTGCTAAAGAAGCGCCAAAGTCAGTTGGGGTTATTTTTGCTTTTGCGATTGCTGCTACCTGTTTATCGTACTCATCTTTTTGTCTAACAAGAGTTATAGCATCAACAACTTTTCTATCTGCTGCTGCTAGTCCAGCACCAAAATCACTTGGTGTTGCTCCAGGAAGTTTAGACTTTGCAACCCAAGCATCGTATTCTGCTTTTGCCTTATCATAATGTTGTGTAAATCCATTTTGAGGAATTCCTGTTCCTGCTGCTGCAGGTGGTGGAGTTGCTCCAGGACAATCTTGGTTTACTGGAATTTGTCTACCTAGTGAAGGACAGTACTTAAGTTCCTTTTTTTCTGGAACTGAACCGTTGTTGACTGCTCCCATTCCAACGCACTCTTTGTCATAATTTTCTTCTAGAACATTGCGCCCTAACGTAACACAATACTTAAGTTTTGGAGGTTCTGCTCCATCAACCTTTTTACACTGACCATCGGCACCTCTAACTTCTCCTGTTGGGCAAGGAGGAAGATCGTCACTTGCTTTTATACAGTTTCCCTTACCATCATCAGTTGACCCAGGAGGACAAACTAGAGTTCCTGCAGGAATAATTGGTCCTGGCTTAGGCAATTTCAGTTTTTTGTATTCCTCTATTAATTCATTTACAATTTTTTCAGCCTGAGTCATTAGGTCCATAAACACTTCATTGCTTGTTCTTGCTATATCGATATCATTTTGCATTCTTTCCCAACGTGCTCTTTCGATATCGATTGGCTTTATTGCCTCTCTTAAAGCAACTTCTTTTTGTCTAATTAGTTCTTGATCAAACTCTATCTTTTCTTCTTGTTGAAATACTAACTCTTGAAGCCTCTTAATTTCTGTTTCAACGTCTTGTCTGCTTTTTCCATCTTGTCTTACTTGTGACAATTCATATTCTCTAGATTGTTGTAGCGCTTCCTTTTCTTTTGTGACTGCATCTGCTGCTGCTTGGGCTCGCATCTCTTGAGCAGCCCTTGCTGCTGCTGCAATGTCTCCAGATGTTAATGCTTCAGCAAGAGTTAATTGTCCTTTTTGCTGAGCAGAAATAGCAGCATTTGCTTTTTCAACTTGATCTAATGCCTCAAGTCTTTCATCATACTTGTCATTAATTTTTTGCTCTTGTTTTTCAATTCCACGAAGAATTGCTTCTTGGTCATCAATGTTATATTGGTATCCAGCGACTAAGTCTTGCGCTGCATCAATTTTATCTTTTAGTCCTCTAGTCTCAAAATCAAAATCTAACTGAAGAGTTTTTTCTTTTACATCTGCTTTATCCATAGCAGCATTAAAGCCTTTATCAAATATGTCTTGCAGTCTGTCAATTCTTATTTGCTTTATTTGTACTTCAGTTTTTTTAACAACGATAGTCTTATTAAGTACTTTAAGAAACTCTTCAAAATACTTACTACCTGGCTTTATGCTTGATAGGTTAATCAAGATAGATTGTAACTCTGAACTATCATTTATAGTATCTTTTTGTTCCTGATTTAAAATAGAAGATAGTTCTGTCATTCTTTGAAGAAGTAATACTCTTTCGTCTAGATCAGTGTTTAATTGTTCAATGGTTTGAACTGCAACATAATTCTTTTTCTTTTTAGTTGCTTCATTCCAAGCATCAACAATTTTTTTAATTTGTGCATCAGATAAATTCTTATTTGCAATTGCTGCAGCAAAGGTTGCATCTGCAACTGCTTCTAGTGCAACAGAGCCTTCAACTCCTGCAGCCTTAAGTCTTGTCAATGCTGTGGTCTGATAACCAATCTGCTTAGACATTTTTTCTTGATCGCTAACAAACCTACCAAGACTAATAGATGCTATTGCATCTCCTATGCTTCTGGCATTGTCTTTAATCTTTTTAATGTTACCCTTTGCATCAAACTCAAAGAGAGACTTCTTTCTATCTTCGTATTCCTTTGGATCCATGCCAGTTATGAGATCAATTAGGTCTTCTCCTGCTCCCAGTGCTCTCATATCATTTTCAATACCGCTGAATATTTTAATTGTCTTGCTGCCACCAAACATTTTGTTTAATGCTTTTTGTGATGCTCCCCAACCCTCTGTAACCTTAATTTGATTTTTTCTTACATCTCTCAGTTTCTTTACTAACTCATCTAAAGGAGAAGAGTCTATCTTTCCTGAACTGCTTGAAGTGTTTTTGCTTTTTGGTGGTGCAGGCTCTGCCTTTGAAGCCTCTGTTACTGCAAACACTGATGCTCTGTAGTAATCTCCTTCTGTTTTCCCAGGGTTTGCCTTAAGCCAGTTTTGAATTGCATCTTTATTATTTCCAGCCATGTTAACCATGGTAGTAAGTGTCTGTAAATAAACCTTCTGTTGATGGGGCGGCAAAGAATTAAAGTATTCTTGATCTGCCTTAAGAACTGCCATTTCTTCTGCACCTAAAATTTTTGTTGCAATCTCAAGATCAATCTTTCCCTTTTGACTATTAATCTCATCAATTGTTTTTTGAAGTGCTGCTGCTGCAGCGGGGTTCTTGTTATAGTAATCAAGGGCTACGCTAATATCTGGTATTGCAGCACCAAGTTGAGAAATTCTTTGAAATAGTTCAAGTTCTTTTTGTGCTTCTGGTGCAGTCTTTGTGGATATGCGAGCAACAAAATCTGTGGCTTGCTTTGGATCTTTAAACATTCCTACAACGCCCATCATCTGGTCTGCAAACTTTCCACCAAACTTTCCAACAATAGAGACAACTTTTTCAATTGCAGCCTTATCTTTTCCAAAAGTATCAAATATTTCAATCATCTGCATTGGATCAATTTGACCACTAGCAAGTTGCATTTTTAATGTATACTGCATTTCTTTAGATACACCAGAATCATTTATTTGTTGCTGTGCTAAAGGAACAACATCTTCTAGGGCTGTCCCCTTGTACTGTTTTGTAACAGCCTTATCTGCACCTGTCATAAGGGCTTTCTTTGTTGCACCATCTGCATTTTTATAGTTAGTCTGAATATTAGATACTAAAGTACCATTTTCGGTAAGCAGAGTATTTCTATTTTTAATATACTCATTTGTAAGTCTTTCTGCTTCTACCTGATCTCCAGAAGCCTTTGCAATTTGAAGTTTATTCTGATACTCTAGTTCTAAAGAGTCCATAAGTTCTTGCTGTTGCTGTAATGCAATTTTTTGCATTGCAACATTTGCACCAGAGGCTTCTCCAATTCTTATGTTTCTGTCTTTTCTTCCAAAAAGGTTTCCTGCTGCTGCTCCAAGACCTGCTCCAATTTTTGCTCCAAGTATTGCTCCTGCTGCTGCTCCTGGAGGACCTCCAAGTGCTCCCAAGATTCCTCCAGCAATTGCTCCACCTACTGATCCAATGCCTGCGCCTGCAACCATGTATCCACCAGTCTTTCCAACATCGCCAGCAGTCCATCTTCCAGCCTTCTTTGCTGCATCATTTGAAAGGTTCATTTTTTCTCTTGTATCTTGCAAAAGTTTTACTCTAACCCCTACTGGATCTTTAAGAATGTTTTCTCCATTTGGGCCAAGGATTTCATTTAATTTTCCATTTACTTCAATTCCAAATGAGTAATCTCCCATTTCTTGTGCAAGGTTTGAAACAATGCTTCTTGCTTGTGCTGCATCTAGTGCTCCTGATGCAACAGCAGTAGCCATTTGATTTACTATTTGTCCCTTTGCAGCATCTTTGCCCTGTGTCTTTACTGTTTCTCCAACATTCTTAGCCATTGCCTTACCATCTTCACCTGCCATAAATGACTGACCAAAAGTAGTCTTACCTGTTTTAATCTGGAATGGTGAGAAAGAGTCTTTTCTTCTTCTGTCCATAATCTCTCCTGCAGAAACTTTACCTGCAAAAGTAGAAAAAGTTTTCATTGCTTCAGACCCAGAACCCATTGCTTCTGTAAGTTTTAATGCTGCATCCTGTGCCTTATCAAAAACAATTCTCTGATAAGCATACGCTGCTGCAACTAGTCCAACTCCAACTGCTAATGCAGAAAACTTACTTTGAAGCATTGGAAGTATCATTGAAATACCCATAAGAGGCATCATTATTTTTGTTGCCATTTCTCCAACTGTTCCAGGAATCATTGATGCCATCATTGCAACTCCTGATGCAGCCATAGCACCGCCAGTCAAACCCATTCCTGGGCTTTTCCCTGCTGCTATTCTTGCAGATCTTTTTTCTTCTCTTCCCTGCAAATATTTTCCTATTCTTCCAGTTCTTTCTGCCACTTGAGGGGTTGGTTCTGGTCTAGATACCAAAGGCAAGGCGATTGCCCCTGCTGGAGTTTCTGGTCCAATTGGTGCTGGGCCTGCTGCTCTTGTTGCTCTTCTTAATCTTTTTTTGCTGACTATCTTAGTTTCTTCTGCTGAAGCATTTGCAATTGTTGTTCCAATTTTTTTACCAGCAGCCTCTGCTGTTGCAAGATTTGCAATTGCACCCTTTACATATGCATTGGTAAGTTCTGAAAGATTTTTTGCTGAGCCTGGCATAGAAACAACACTTGTTGCCATTGGAGCATCTGCTTCTCCAGGGATTGTAAACTTTCCAACTCTTCTTCTTTTAGAAGTTTTTGGCACATTGACAACTCGATTTCCTTTTTTAGGCTTGTCTATCATCTTTTTATCATCTGGACCAGCATCGGACTCAACGTTTGTAGGAAGTGTTTGCATTTTTGGCTTACTTAATTTCTTGGTCTTATCATTTTGAACCATCTCATCTGGCTTTACCGCAATTTTATTTTTAAGACCTTCAACTGGTGCAACAGCACGAGCATGAACACCTTTCCAGTCAGCAATAAGGCCTTCTTCAAGCCTTTTTATCATAGCCTTATAAACCTTTTTTTCATCTTTGTCTAAGTCAGGGAATTTTCTTATTGTTTCTTTAAGTTTAGGAAGGACTCTATTGATCTCGTCCTTCATTGCAGTCTCATACTCTTCTGGAGTCATATTTTTTACAATGTCAAGTGTTGACTCAGCAAAGAACTTTTTACGACCTGGAACCTTTAAGTTAGGATCAAGATTTTTTATTGCCTGCTCTTCCATTGAAGGAAGATTTAATATCTTCTTGCCATCTTTATCGAAATCGAAAGGAAAATCTCTTTCTCCAGAGGCAGTTGCAAATACTCCTGAAGTACCAACATCTGCAAGAATATTTCCAGAAATGTTTCCTCTTCCTAAATCCATATCTGCACGAAGTGCTGCTGCAACATTTTGTCGAATGTATTGATCTTTGTCAAACTTATTTTCCATATTATCTGGATTAAATTTTGCATCATATGCAGACTCAAGAGCGTACATTGTTTTACCAGTTGTTGGATCTTGAATTATTCTTAACTGCTGAACTGGTGCTTCTAATCCATGAACATCTCTTGCAATCTGCGTTGCTCTTTGTTCTGCACGGGCCGCCCTTAAGTCCATCATTGGCTTTACAAATACTTTTTTGCCATCGTGTGTTTCGTGCAGTCCTGAAAGATGCTTAGCACCAAGATTACTAAATCCAGTACCCTCGGAAATTTGCTTTGCATAGGTTGTGATTGTTTTTCCTTCTAATTCTGCTGGTGGCAATCCAAACAGTGCTCTCTCAACAGACTGACGAATTTTTTTAGTTGCTGTTCCTGCAATTTTGACACGACCAGAAGAACCATTTGCTCTTCCAGCAACAAACTTGCCGTTATCCTTAAGTTCACCATTATTTCTTGATGTTTTAAGTCTATATGGTGGATTTTCATCTGGTCGGTAGGTTTCTCCTACTTCAGGTCTACTATAGGCAATTATGTTATCGTTTGCATCTCTTCTAACAAATACTGGAGCATCTGGATAATTATCAACAAGCCTTTGTACCGCCCTAATAATTCCCTTTTGTTCAGTCTTCTTTACAGTCTCAAGAAGTTGTGCAGGAGTTGCGGGCTTGTCATCATAAACTATTCCTTTTGGTGTTCCGTGTGGACCAATGCCTGCAATAGCAAAGACTTTCATAACTGAATCAGAATATTTCTTATCCTGTACCAGGCTTCCTACTATACCTGACTTTAAATCTCCTACTCGTGAGGCCACTAAATCATCACCAATCTGGTGTGGCTTCTTGTTGCCATCTTTATCTAAATCTCTTGGAAGTAACTCTAAAGAACTGATAACCTCTCTACGAATCTTATCTGATACCTTTGATGCCTCTGTTCCAGTAAGGGATGGGTCTTTCTTCATAAGGTTTTCTGTCATTGTGCGAATGGCTCTTGGCTTTTTTATCTCTTCTATATATCTGTCTAGGTCTGCCTGATTTTTTCCTAAGTCTTCGTGTAGATCATCTGGTATATCAAACCCTAAACCACTATAGGCATTTCCTTTAGGTATTCCTCTTGATCTAAATTCATCTGCGTCTTTTTTAAATTCATCAGGAACGCTATCAAGATCTACAATTTCTTTTTTTGTTGCATGAGCAAACTCAAGTGTTTCATCACTATCTCCTGCATATTTAATTGGCATACCGACCTGTGTTGCTCCTGGCGTTCCACCATTAAAGCCCTGAAGTCTTCTATTAACCATTGCACTAATGATTGGCTTAAATCTAGGATCTTGTGCTACATCTGCTGGGATTACTGCTTCCCCTGGAGTAAGTACGGCAGGAACTGTATCTTGATCACCAGTTCCTGGAACTCTAGTTGTTCCAGTTGAATACTTTGCTTTTGCTTGGGTTGTACCTGGTTTACCGCCTCTGACTGGGCCTGTAAATCCTAACTGTGCAGCAATTGCATTTCTATATGCTGATGCCAAAGTATTTACTGCGGTTGCTTCAGAGGTAAAGGTTTGCTTAAGTCTTTGATGAACTTGGTCTAAAGATGCTGCTACAGCAGATGCCTCAAGTTGTTGCTGACTTAGATATTCTGTTTGCTGTCCAAGTACTTGTGTTGAAGATCCTGCTTTTTGAAATCCTGATCTCATTGTGGTAAATAATTTAATTATATTTGCAACGCCGTTTGCAAGCAAACCAAATGCCATTAGTGCAACAGGTCCTACTGCTCCAAGTGCAACTGTTAAAATTGTTAAGAACTTCTTGCTGCCCTCTCCAAGATTATTAAACTTGTCTAGTATCTTTCCTGCAAACTCAACGATTGGTGTTAATGCCTTTAAGAACTGCTCTCCCACTGGTGCAAGAGTAACCTTTAGGTCTTCAATAGATTTCTTAAACTTATATGTTGTTGTGTTTTCAATCTTTGACAATTCTCGCTCAGATAAGATTGCTAACTCTTCTGTAGTTGCTTTTGTAAGACCAAGTACTCTTGCTGCTTGAGTTCCTTCTGCTGTTACGTTTTGAAACAGTGTTGATAGTCTTGAGAACTGGAACTTACCAAATAGTTGTTCAATTGCACGAGCACGATTAAGAGGATCTAGTGTGTCTAGTGCATTTGCAAAGTCTATCACTGTTGACTTTACATCACCAGCATTTCCTTCTACAATACCCTTGATATTTACCCCAAGACCTGCTAGAAACTTTGATGCTTTTTCAGATGGGTTGATCAATGATGCAAGACCAGACTTGAGTGCGTTAGCACCTTCTGATGCGTTGATTCCACCTTCCTTCATTGCTGTTAGGAAGAATGCAAGGTCTTCTACATTTCCACCAAGTTGCTGAACAACTGGCCCTGCTTTTGGAATTGCAATTGTTAAATCTTCAATAGATACAACAGTCTGGTTTTCAACTGCGTTAAGGAAGTCAATCTTTTTTGCTAAGTCTTCTGTTGCAACACCAAATGCATTTGTTACAGAAATTGTAGTCTCTAATGCTTGTGCTTGTTCAACACCACCAAGAACAGCAAGGCGAGTTGCTTGTGCAACTTGTGCAGTTAAATCTGCACCCATCTTACCCATTGCAGCAGCGTCTGCTGCCATCTTCATTGTTTCTTCTACAGCAACACCATACTTTGTATATTCTTTTGCAAGTAGTTGAATCTGCTTAACCATTGCATTGGTCTCTTCTTGTGTTGTAAAGAGTTCTCCATAAACACGCTTAAACCTAATAGCCTGCTCTTCCATTGCCATGAATGTTTTTGCAGCCTGTGTTCCAAGCATTGCAAGTGGAATAGTAAAACCAACCATCAACTGACGGCCTGCCCACTGTGTATTCTTACCAAAGTTTAGAAGGTTAGTTGATCCTTGCTTTAATAGTTGATTAAGCAGTTGCTGTCTCTGTGCTGCTATTGCTGTTTGTGTTCCCAGATTTTTCATATCTAGGGTAAGTGGTCTTACAGCAATTGCCTGCATTGCCCCATTTGCCCCACGGCCCAACTTAATATATTGGGTCTGAATATCCTTTACACGCTCTCGTGCTACTTTATTGAGTGTCTCAAATTCAGATCTAAACAATCTACCAAAAGTTTTTGTTGCTGCGCCAGTATATCTAAAATATTCTCTAGAGGTTAGTTTGTTTTTTTCTAATGCTTCAGTAAATGACTCTGTACTTGTAGTTACTGTTCTCATAGATGCCTGGAACTGTCCAGTAGCATTTATGCTGTTCATCAAGTTTTGTGCTTGATTTGCTGCTACCGCTGCTGCTGCGGTACCAGACTTTGCCATTTGTGTATGGAAGGCTGATATTTGACGTTGTAGAAGTTTTAGACTTGCTAAAGCATCGGACGTATCAATATTTACATGAATATTGGATTGTACATCAGCCATCCATTAACACCTCTTTATTTAATTATTTACAAGATTGCCAAGTAGGGAAGCGTCTGAAAGTCTAATTCCAGATGCCTCTTCAACGATCTTGTATACTGTTGGAAGATCTAGATTTTCTTCTAGGGCTTCCTTGTCTTCTGCCAACTCTGGCTTGTATTGTTGCATTGCAATTTGAACACAGTCAATAAGCAAATCCATTGACTTTTCGTTATCTTCTGCTACCTTTGCTATATCTTCAAACTTCTTCATAAATGGACGAAGTAGTGATATCTTTAATGGTCTTACCTTGATCTTTGTACCGTCGATTAGCGTTACTGTCTTTTCTTCAGTGGCG